AAGACTACGAGTTCATCGGGTCATGACTCCCGATTATGGTTGGGGTTAATTACTCCCCTCTGCTGCTCCCGAAGGCTATACATTTACCATAGAAAAACACACTCAACTTTCTGCCCTTGATTCACTACTGCTACTAGGGGCATGTTCTAATGTGTTTATCTATGGTAGGGGCACAGGGACTCGAACCCTGAATTGGCAGATTAAAAGTCTGCTGTGATAACCATTTCACTATACCCCCATATGGTCCACTCGCTGAGACTTGAACTCAGAACTCGATGATTAAGAGTCATGTACGTTACCATTACGCCACGAGTGGTTGTACGTATTTTTTTGATTTTACGTGCCAACTAAGACCATACGGGGGATCTTAGCGACACTAGCTTTTACCAGATTTTCGCTTCATACAATTTCCTTTTTAAATTATCTAACCAAATAAAAGTACACTCAAGTCCGTGGCTCGGAAGGAACTATACCCACGATGGCTTGCGCCAGTCCTAGTGTACTTTTATTTGGCACCCGAAGTAAGAATCGAACTTACAATAACAGATTCAAAGTCTGCTGTGTTACCACTACACCATTCGGGAACATTTGGTACGCAAATTTTTAAAGATCTAAAAGCTAAGTAGACGATGCCACTCAACCAGAACACTTATTCTACATCAAGTAAGAATAAAAATCAACAACTTTCTGAAAGACCCTACATCATGTAGGGTAAAACAAAAAAACCCTCTGGATTTTCATCTCAGAGGGTTTTGGTAAAGAGACTTGTAGTCTTACATCTTTTTACCAAAACCCTCCGCATCAATCTCATATGATAGCGCAAATGATGGGCGTGTGCTATTCCAGCCAGCTACGAGTGGTAACTGCTTATGCATTCTGGATTGTAAACACTGTATCGATTTCATAGTAGAAATTATACTTCCCTTTTGATTTAAAGTCAACAACAATTTTGTAAGACCCTACACACAGTAGGGTTTTACTTATATTCTATTTAGGTATATTATACGCTCAAACCACTTGCAAGTCAACACTTTTTGAAATATATTTTTCAACTTCAATATTACACTTGGTCAAAAAGTCAGTGCCAAGTGTATCACGATATGACTCTCTGTAGTAAACTTTCCTCACACCTGCGCCATAAATGAGTTTAGCGCAATTGATGCAAGGAGCATGAGTGCAGAATAAATCGGCACCATTGCCTGATTCGCCATCACGTGCAAGTTTAAGAATAGCATTAGCTTCTGCATGAATAACCTCATCTTTCGTTTTTGTTCTGAACTCAACAATATTACCACAGTCGTCTAGTACATGACCAATTTCTTCTTCACATACATTGGTCCAACCAGCTGGCATACCATTGTAACCAATTGAGATGATACGATTGTCTTTTACAACAACAGCACCAACCTTCAATCTTTTTGCACTGGACAACTCTGCGAATCTCTCCGCAGTGTCCATGAATGCATCAACCCACTTTTGTTTCATTTTTACTTTTTTTTATTTGATACTTAGAATTAACTTCATCTTTAAATTTCCCTGTGCCACCTTTCTCATGAGAATACATGTGGTTTAGAAAATTATCAGACTCTGTTTTCATAGAAGGTGGAATATTCATTAAAAAACAATTTGTGCTATATCTACTACCAGATAGAATCGGACTAACTTCATGTACCCAAAAGAAATCAGCAGGAAATATTAAACCATCTCCAACACCCAGAGCAACTTTATGTTTTCCATTCCAAAATTTAAAGTCGCCACCAGTATATCCATCATTTAAATTAAAAGTGCAGCTACCGTATACATGTGTATGATGATCTGTATGTGGATGTATTTTATTTCCAACATCATATCGTAATAATCTATGCATATGACTATACAGCATACTATCTCGTAAAGCTATATGGAACATACCCATATCTTCAAGATAATCCATATATTCATTTATGATCTGTTCAGTTTTTTTATGAGAAAGATTAAATGCTTCAGATCCATATTGTAACTTAACACGTTTAAATGTAGAGTATGTGTCTATCCCAGAAGTAGCTTCTAGGCAATGCTCTAATTCAATCGTAGACTCTAATTTTTTGTGTTCATCAATTAAAAACTCACATTCTTCTTTTGTAAAGAACTGGTGTTTATGATAAATTAGCTGTGTTAAATTTATAGTCATTTATTATTCTCTGTTACTGTGTGCAAAAATTCAGAAAGTCTTTGTGAGACATGCAAGTCGTGGAAACATTTTTTTGATTGATTAACAATGCATTTGTAATCATAGCAATATCATCACTACTATACTGCTCTATATTGTGTATAAATTCATTAGCATTAAGTAAATTTAAACCAGATGCAACTTGAATCCAGCTTTTTGGTGGGAATAAAATGTCACTAAAACTAATAGTAGAATTTGGATTTACATTCAATAATTCTAGAGTTTCTCGCACACTATCACGCATTTTATTTTTCACTCTAAATTCTTTCCAGAAATCAGAATCATTTCTATTTGTTAGGTAGTGTAAATATAAAAAGTTAACAACTTCTTCATTTTTATCTTCACAGTATTTGTTAAATTTATTAGCAAATGTAATATTACCGTAATTATTTACACCATTTGAATTTAAGAATTCATTCAAATTAGTGTAACTAACCCAAATAGAAGTTGCTTCTAATGGCTCAACAAAACTTTGAGATAAACCCACCGCCATACAGTTTTTAACTAAAGTAGATTTAAAGGAACCTGCTTCAAATTTAAAAGTTCTCGGGCTATTCAATGAACAACCGAAATATTCTTCAACTTCTTTTAGTGCATCTTCTTTGGTGATATACGAAGAATCAAAAACATATCCACATCCATATCTTCCTTGAACTGGAATTTTCCACACCCAACCATATTTCATGGCAATAGACTCAGTTACTGGAGACACATTATTGTCATGCTCTATAAAGAATGGAAGTGCAGTATCCATGGGAAGACTGTCATTGTATGAAACCCATGGAGTACCAAAATGATCACCCACGATTAATCGAGCAAATCCAGAGCAATCAAAAATAAAATCACATGAAACTTCTTTTCCATTTTCCAAAGAAAGAGCTATAATATTTCCAGAGTCATCGTTTTGAAATTTATTAACCTTACCTTCTACTCGATAAATACCTCGAGATTCAGAGACTGCTCTTAAGTGCTTGGCAAGCAAAGTCGCATCAAAATGTAGTCCATAGCTTCCATGTCGGTCAAACATCATTCCTTCATTATTGATGTATGTGTTAATATTATTTTTAAACGATAGACAAACTTTATTTACATAAGAAAGTTTCGCAGCAAAACTTAAGTCACTTAAATTTCTGTCATTATGAATATGATTTAATGGAATTATGTTATCACCGAAAAACTCAGTTAATCCTGGTTCAGAATTAAAGCTATGAAAATAGCTATTACCATCATTATTCCAGTTTACAAAATTAATACCTAACTTAACAGTACCACGACAGTGACGAATAATATCACCAACTCCAACACCAATACTATCCAGCATATCAAGAAATTGAGTAGTAGTTCCCTCACCAGCACCAAGAATTCCAATCTCATCACTTTCGACGACAGTGATACTTGCATTTGGATATTTAACTTTTGTTAATAACGCTGTCATCCATCCAGCAGTGCCGCCACCAAGAACTACCAATTCCATAATATCCTCTTTATTTTATCTTTAAGACTTAAGGGTTTTCTGTAGATTCGGCTCCACTCGGAGCCTTTAAGTTTTTTGCTTTCTTTTCCTTTGCAACAGGTGCAGGAATAAATCCAGCTTCAGCAACTAACTTATGTGTAATTTTTGGATACATTTTAGTTAGCTTCTGATCTTTAATTGCTAGTACCAATTCAGCTTCTGATGGATGTATACTCTCCAGCAACTGCACAAACAAAGTTTCTTTACGTAGTGGTTTTAAATCAGTACGACAGAAGATATAAAGTTTACGTGTTTCTTGATACAGATTCGCAGGTGTCATACCAATCGGTGCTGCATCTTTCTTGAATGGTGGATCACCTTCAGGTAACGCAAACTTCTTTTCTTCCAAGAATGCATGTTCAAAGATTAAACGTAAAGCACCATTGCCCTTATACTGATCAATCTTTTTAGGATCCGTATTGATTTCCTGTAGAATTTCAGTGATATATTTCGCCATGTTTTGTCCTTAAAAGTCATCAAGTTCATCCAACAGCAAACGACAACGATTCTCGATCAAATAATTCATGACCGACATCTTGTCGCCAGTTGGCTTGTTATTTAGATATGCATCAACAATAGACTGTGCCACATCTTCTGGGATAAATTCAAAGTCAATCAGTTGTAGATTACGATGCCAGTTGCGACGCTCATCATCATTACGGCATGCGTTAAAACCTTTTTCAAGAAAGTCATCGAGTCGCTGCGAACTAATGCGTTTTTGGCGCACACCTTCTTGTAAGAAGATATCGTCTGGTGACAAGATGTTTGGAATACCATCATCACCTGCTTTTACTACATGTGTGATAAACTTCTCATGCAACTCTCGCTGGGTCGCTTTGATCTGTTTCTTTTGCATTGGCGAGTACTGCGAAACATTACCCCACTTTTGCAACTGAATAAAGTCACCATCAGATGAAAGAATCAAAACCTTTTGTGGATCTTCCATCAATCCCTGTTGAACGAATCCATTCGTTTGAGACCACTTAGCCATAACAGCAATGACGTCATCTGCTTCAGCACGATCGATGTGGATAACTTTCCATGGAAAATGCTTGGAGATATCATTACGCATCTCGGATAGCGTATCAAAGATTAGAGTCCAATCCAATTCAGAAGCATCACGTGCTTTCTTACGACCAGCTTTGTAGTATTGGAATACATCTCTGCGCCAGTACTTACGACCATCGCAACAGATGATTAACTCGCCATATTCTTTACCATACTTTTTCTTGTATGACTTGATTGTTGATAGGGTTACATGGCGAATAAGGTTTTTAACCTCAGACTCAGTACCTTTCAACTCTCTCTGGAATGTCAAGATGGCAGATAGTGCCACCTGACTATAATCAACTAAAATCATTAAAATGCTCCAAGGATAATTGTTTCTTCGTTAATACGACCATTTGGTACAGCTGACTTTGTAGTCAGTGTCTTCATTTTAGCATTCAATGGACGTTTGCCGATTGTTAACCCTTTGAAGAAATCTGCTGGTTTACGCAGAGTAAATTGTTTAGATTCAGTCACTGAGAATCCAAGAATCGTAGTGCCTTTGACAGCCAATGCACCATTCTCGGCTTTGTAAACACTAATACGACGATACTTGGTATTGTATACCCATACCTCTGTTGAGTTGATAATACTTTCTGGTTTTGCAGACTTGAGATTCAACTCAGCAAACTCTTTAAGATACTTCATACGTGCCACTTGCACAGAGGCAGGTTTCTCTTTACGCTTACGTGGTGCACGATTAGCCTTGGCAGTTTGCACTTGCTGATTGCAGTCAGAGATAATGCCTTCAACAAACTCGGCAAACTTCTTCAGTTCTCGTTTGGTAAAGTGTGAGTAACCTTCAACGAGTTGCTCATCTGTTCCTTCGATAGCCCCACGCAATTCTTCGGCAGTGGCGACGTACATCTCACCAATTCTTTTTGCAATAGGTGCTGCGACGAGATTCGCAAGAAGATAGTTTTTTGTAGAGAAATCATTTTTCTTATTGATCATAAAGTCGTCAATGGCACCATCAATTTCAGATGCCAATTCACGTGCTTTTTCTTCCATACGTTGTTGGATTGAAATTACATTAGAAGGTGCAGCTGCTGCCAAAGCATCGGCTGTTTTCTTGTCTAGTTTGTCTTGGGATTTTTGACGAGAACCAACTTGTTCTTTCAATTTAGCAATGCGTTCATTGAAGTAGTTGGCTTCTTTTTCTTCAAGTTCAGAACCACCATCCATTAGACGAGCAAGAATGCCAGCATAGCGGAAGTGATACTCATCAACCTTTAGCAACTCAACAGCCAATTTCTTGTCTGTCTTAGCCATGTGGCTGATCAGCCATTTCTTTTTATCTTTATCATCATGATTGGCATTGTAGTAGTTCAATGCCATAATCAAATCACGCATGTAGTTGTTAGGGTTGAGTTGACACTCAGCACCCTTCATCATGCGATCGACTTTTTCAATCAGTTGTTTACGTTTTGCAGTAGTAGCCATAGGTTTAGAACCTCCATAGTATAACTTATTATACCGCAAAACGGAATAAAAGTCAACAACAATTTGGAAAGACCCTCAAACATGAGGGTCTTTATTTCGGTACTACCTTGGTGAGATCTTCGTAGAGATCCACGAATTCTTCATGTTCCTGATTAACCTGCGTCAAGTTCTGTTTGTGGAAAGTGACTGCAATTTTCTTGACAGTTTTCCTAGGAATCTGGTAGGTATCAGAAATCTCTTTAACGATCTCTTTGATTAGATCACGTTCTGCTTCAGCACGCAACATTGAATTGCTGATCTCACGAACAGCATCAAAAATCTTTTTCTTATCTTCAGGGGATGAAATGCTCATATTATTTCTTAAAGGTTACAAAATGATTGCCACTAACAATACCACTTAACAATACTGCAGCACACCATGTATCAAATGCAAATGGAATAGCCAGAGCAGGGAATAATGTGTTCAATGACCAAATTGCCGCAAACGGCATTAATACAATTAGTACTAAAGCCACAGCAACAAACATCAAAATTTTTGTAGTAGTCATAGTGTCACCTCAACTTTAATTACTGAGTCCCAACGGAAAGATCTCCAAGCACTAATTTCGGTATCAAAAACTCGGCATGCTGCGTCAGTAAACGTGCTTGCTGTTCCTTCTGTTTTTGGCTGGAATTCTTTTGGGATATTACTTTCTGCAAGGGTACAACGCATTGCACGTTGTGCTCCGTCTTTTTTGGTAAAAGTAATGCACAGATCTTTTGATGATTCATCTCTTAGTAGTCCTAACGTCCAAGTTTTAAAGTCTTCAAATTCTTTGTCTGTTTTAAACACTGTTTGCATTTTCAAATCTCACTTTCAAATCATTAATAATCGGTTGAAAAAAATCTTCAAATTCTCTATTCGAGAAAAACATCTGATTGGTACTGTCAACTATCACCTTACCATTCTCATCAGTTAACTTCTTTGTTATACTATATTCAACTACATCATAGTCATGATCTTTAATAACAAGTGTAGTTAGTAGACCATTTCTACTTAGTTCGTAAGTACTGTTCATCATGTGCTCCTTTGTGCTTAGCTTTGCGAGTGTACTGAACCTTGCTCTCAACTACACGCATTCGGTACTTGGGAGTTCGAAGATCTTTAGCAACAAGATCTCTGGGTTTCAGTTTTATATTATACATGATATTTCCTTACAAGGCAAATTTCTTTAATACTTCTTTTGCATCTTTAAAGTCACCCATTACATTATCCATCTCTGCGAGAATAATCATCTGTTGCAAACTATCTGCAAGTTGTTGGTCTTGTTCATCCAATAGATCATACCATTCTGCGTACTCTTCCTCTGAGTCCAAAGACCACATATGGTCTAGCATCTCCACCTGATACTCAGTTAGGTTTTCTATTTGAATCATACCATTTCCTTAATGTTAGACCACTTGGCTAACTTTAATCGCTTTGCTTGTGATGCATGTGCAACTTCACCAGCATCGATGATTCCTTCTTCGACCATCATGTCAATCATACAAAGTAAGTCACCGATTTCTTCTTCGAGTCGTTCACGATTAGATACATCATTATGTAAACCATCAACTCCGAATCGGAATACTTTACTTATTGCTTGTGCAACTTCAGCGCATTCTTCTTGACAGATAAGCATGATTTCTTCTTGTCTTTCTGTCTTCATTCTTTTTACTGCAAATTTATTCATAATCTTTCTTCCCACCAAATTCTTCATTGTAATCATAACCTGCATTGTACTCAGCGACTTCTTCGTCACACAATTCAGAAATACGTCCACCGTATCCAGTACCTTCTGGATACCAATGTGGATCACGTTCACGTGAATACCAAGAGTCAGCACCGCCCCGATCAAATAAAGATCCATGACGCTTACGATCAAATTGCGGAAGCATCTCAAGTGTTACAGTCATAACGAAACCTTTCATAATCAAACCCAACACATTTAGTATACATCAGAATCGAATAAAAATCAACACTTATTTCATGTGCAAAAAACCCCTGTAAAAACAACAACTTACAGGGGTCTAAAACCTTACTACAGTAGGGGATTAATAGTCGTTTCGCATATTTCGGTGCGTTGGATCACCTGCTTCAAAGACTGGCATGCTTGTAGCGTCTGCGAGAGGGTTACGCATAGATGGCATAGATGAACTCATACTTCTTTGCATTCCTACTGGTTGCGGAGAGCCATATGTTGTTGTGACACTTTGTGCCACTGGTTGCATACCGCCATTATTCGCTCCTCCTAATTTTTCTTGTGTTCTCCCCCATGCTGCAAGACCTAACACTGCACCCATGGCTATGTGGAATAAACCAGCACCTTGTAGGGTTAGTGGAGTCCATTGTGTGATTGGACTATGAGTGAATGTCTGTAATAGACTCCACAGAATTGGAAATATAACCATGTCCATAGTACATACTACCATGTACATCCAACCCATCATTGGACGCCATTTGGAATTCATCCAGTCTTCTTTTTTTTGTTCGCTTGCGCTTAACACTTTAACTTCTTCTGACATGGTTCGCTCCTGTTGGTTAGATTATCCAAAGCCAAATACCTTGGCTCATTAATATAGCACCAATAATTCCGACTCCAATGCTAGCCCAGAACATACCCATACTAACTGCCAATATGGCAGCAGACAATAGAACGATGCTTAATTGAAAAGCTGAACCAGCGAATGTTAGCCATGGACTGTGTAGTTTAGCCTCATCACGTGCTTCTTCTAATGCTTTAGCTTTGACAAACAATTCTTTCTTACCTTCACCCTTATCAGGTTCACTTTCGTAACGATCAATTTTAGCAGTTAATTTAGCTACTTTTTCATTATCGTTCCGTGCTATGGCATCATCACGTGCTGCTTCTGCAATAGTTTGTTTGATACTTTTAGCCTGATAGAAATTCCATGTATCGTTGGCTTTGATGGTATTGGTCAGTACACTACTACTATATCCATTGGCAAGATATGTGTTTACTGCCAGCAATGCGGCAACGACAGTGATTACCCATCCTGCCTTGTCCTTGATGTGTGCTTCTCGTTCGCTTCGTGATTCTGCCATGATTACTTCTTCCCACCATTGTTACTTTGTTTCTCTTTGTGCTTCTCCAACTCTTGCACACGCCATATTAGAGTGTCCAGTACTGCTTTGTTGGCACCGCTTCTTGCTAGTGCTTCTGTGTTGGATTGCATAAAGTCTTGGCGCAGTTTTTCACGAGCCAGTTCAGCACCCATGTTTGGTGCTTGTTTGTTGTCTGATGTCACCACCAACTGCATCTTGCTTTCGAGAATGGTCAACTGATGATTAACATGACTCAGCGCATTCATCAAGTACACCACACAGGCAAACATGATGGGTAGCACAGCAAATGTTACCTTTTCAATCAGTGCGCCCTTGGCTTCGCCAGCACTCATCTTTTCTTTGATTTGTTCCAATTCCATTTTATTCTTCTTATTTTTTAGCAATCATTGCTTGTATTTTTTCTTGCATCATTTTAGCCCAGAATGGTTGTGGAAAATTCCAGCCTATAAATGCTCCTACTGCTAACCAAAGTAAAATATCTAACATAGTTTCTCCTTTTTTATTATTTATAAAATATCATCTTCCCACATAAACCTGTGGTTGCGCTTCTCTGCGACGTTGTTCATCGGTCTTGGGAATAAATTCATTGCCGTATTGCGGGTACATCTCTATTCTCATTTGTGCTACCAGCATCATCATAAAACCAAAGAACATAATTATTGTGAAAATAGCAATACCTGTTGCGGCTTGTTCAATAGCTTGGGCTTTTTTAGCTGCTTTTCTGCGATTCTGTACATCCTGAATCTGCATTTGTTTAATGATAAGAACTTTTTGTTCCTTGCCTACAACCTGCATCATTTGCTCAACCTCAGTCCACAACGCACCGAGTTCAGGTGGGCTTTGATATACCATCAGTTCACGTAACTCTGTACCCATTTGCTCTAATTGTTTCTTCATAAGAACACGCTTTAGAGCACGTTTACCTATACTATCATCCCCTTTGTATATTTCAGTTTTTGCTTTTCGCTCTTCATCTTCAAATATAGCTATACACTTATATAAGTTATCGTAATATGTTCCTAGATGCTCTCCAATTTCAGTATAGATGTTTGCTGTCTCACCATCTTTTTTATTAAGTTCAATAACACGATTTTTTTCAGTTATGTAAGCATTGCGCTGCGCTGTAGTAGCACCTGATGGATATAATTTATGAAATTGATCGTCAAGATCCTTTAACACATCTTTTATGTCACCTGCAGCACCCTTTATATCTTTATAAAGTTTACATCCCGCTTTAACTGCGGAGACCGCTGCATTGGCTAAAGCAAATAAGGTTAGGGGATCCATTTACTTGTATCGGTCTTTATCTTTCAACCAGTCAGAGAACATTACACAGAATACTGCAACCAAAGGCAGCATGCATAACATGAACAACATATCATTGAATGTGATTATGATATTAAAATACATAGCTATCCTCCACCAATTGCTTTGTCACGTTCTGCTCTTTCTTTTAAATCTCGTTCTTTTTGTTGCTGACGTATGAGTAAATTTCGTTTAGCAACTTTTTCTTCATAAATTCTTTTTTCTTCTGCTGCACCATATATTGCTATACCACCCATAGCCATGCAGAAAACAATAGCAGACCCTGCTATGAAATACAAGGCAAATATAAACATATCTGCCATTTTCTTTTTATGCGCTAATTGACGCTCTGCTTCAGCCTGTTCAGCTTCTGCACGTTCCCTGAAAAGTCTGGTACGCTCGGCAATCATCTGTTCCCAGATTTGCGGCTTGCCCAATTGCCAAAGAATCATGTCTTTGAGATCACGCTCTGCTTGGCGCAGAGCATCGCTGTGCATGGCAATTTGAAGTGCTTCATGACCTAACTCTGCATCAGTCTTGCCGAGTCTGCTGGCTTTGGCTTTTATCTTTGTTCGTTCACGATGAATGGCATCTGATGATTCAAAGAATTTGCTGAACTGTCCTACTAGACTGTTAATGTCCTTACCAAGAGCAATTGCTTGCTTGATATGTCCAACTGCACTTTGGGCAGCAGCAAATGCTAATCCAATAGTGATTGGATCCATTATTAATTACCACGCTTACATATTTCTTTATGCAATCTTTGTGAGCAATCTTTTATTGTCCACTTGATACAAACTGCAGGTGAATTTTGACTAGGGTCAGCCGACCCTCTCCATGCGGTGCAAACCCATGCTTCATCAGGTTTAAGTTTTTGCCCATCTGTGCTTGTGCTGGTACTAGCACTTAAATAAGTACTGTCATTATTTGAATCTATTGTGCTTGTGCTGGTAGAATTACTATTAGTGCCATCTACCAGAGTTTTCGAGTCATAAGTCGATTGAGCGACTGTTAATGTAGACATGACAAAAAGCACCGATATCGGCAACTTTTTGAACATTTTCTTGTTCTCTTTTAATTCTTTTTAATCGAACATCCAACATAACGTATTGGGTGTAAAATTATTTAGGTTTTTGCAGTTGTTCGACGTCAGTTTCTATTGTTTGTGCAGTTACTTCAGCTAAGTATCTACCCATTTCCTTTTCAGGCTGGTTTCTACTTGGTGTAGCTTCTGAATGTGCTTTGTCAGCGGAGAATCGCTCTTCGATGCCTATTTCATCTTCGAGGTTTATATTGATGGGTGTTGATTCTTGTTCTACTTGAACAATTTCTTCTTCTGGTTTTACTACATCGGCAACGTAAAGTGGGACAGTTGGATGAACCAACTCTTCCCTTTCTTCTTTACGCATTTGCCAGTTTGCTGCAATTAATAATAAAACTGCCAGTGGATCAAACACTAGCACAATCATCATTATTACAATTCTTACGGCTTTTTCGAGTATGTCTTGGCTGGCGGTTTCTTCGTAGATGAAGGCAGCGATGTACTTGATTGGACCGACTTCGGCTTCGACTTTACGGACTTCGCTGGCGACTGGCGCACGTTCTTCGTTGAGCCTTGCGATCTTGGTTTGGGTTGTTCCAATTTCGTTGAGGATTCTGGCTCTGTCTTTTTGCTGGGCTCTGCGGATGGCAATGGATCTTTCAATGCCACTGATTCCGTTACTATTGGAGCCAATGCTGGAGCCACTTCCACTGTTTCCACTGCGGGAGATGGTTTCGTTGACTTGCGAATCCAATTGATTAAGTTCTGCACGATTTGCATTTAAGTTTTCCTTTTCTGTTTTAATTTTCTCGTCAATTAAGGCGAGTTTAGCGGAGACATCGCCAGTCGGGACTGCTTGATCCAAGTGTGCCTTTGATAAGAAACCAAAGATACCCATGGAAGTCAGCATCATCAAAACGACTAATGCAACTGTGAAATATGACTTCATCAGAAATGGAATTTCTCTCCATGAACGATAAAGCCATGATGCAACTACAAGTTTTGATACTTCCAATAACGAACCCATGATGAAAATGGGCAAAGCTGCTGCTGCAAAGATAGCAACTAAGCCCATGATCGAGTAGTATGCAGCTACAGCAGACAATGCCAATGCAGTTGCGAATAATAGATACGTCATACTTTCCCTATGATATGAGAACCATGCACTCTTACGGAAATTTGTCCGTTATAGTAATCGTCTGATTCTAATACCTTCCTTCCAAATTGTTCTCTTGCTTCGACATAAGAGCATTCTGCTTTAGACTTACAAAAGAACATTATTTCTCTAAGAAAGTTTTCTTTTCCAAGTACCTCAACATCTTTATTTAATTCAATGCTAGAACCGTAATACTCTAACCAATCAGAATCTATCTTTGATCTGATTTTCTTTTTCTTTTTAGTTCCGTTCTTTAAGACCACAGTTTTAGTTGTAGTCTTAGAAAACTTTGCTAATTTTTTACCTATGTATTTTCTGCTAGTGGCAAGGTTTGTGATTAGATACACGAAACCAACGCAGTCATCAGGTAGTTGTTCAATAATTTCTTTGTTATACAGCCACATTAATAATAGACAAGTTGTTCATAGTCTATTATTTATTCTTCCTCTTCCACGTAGTCATCTTCCTCATAGATGTCAGCCGAACAAACAGGGCAGTAAACTATGTCCTCAAGTCTTTCTTCAGACTTGAGAATAATTTTACCCCTTGCTTCACATTGATTACATTCAAAAATTTTAGTTGCCATAGAATCCTTTTATTTTGCCCAAACATCGTCCCATGTACCAGATAATGCACCTTTGGCGTAATCGGTAACACGATTCTCAAAGAAGTTCCCATGCACTGGAGCATTAATCATTTCTTCGACCCATGGAAGTGGATTCTTTTTAACTTTAAAGATACCTTTCATACCAAGTGAGATTAAACGACGATCTGCGATGTAACGAATATATTTCTTAACATCTTCTGAAGATAGTTCACGCATGTCTCCATCTTGATAACAAAGATCAATAAACTTATCTTCTAATTCTACCATCTTTTCCGCAATGGTATAAATTTTACCCTTTAAATCATCATTCCAGATCTCAGGATTTTCTTTAACATATTCACGGAATAGCTTAATCATTGACTCAGCATGGATTGTTTCATCAGCAATAGACCATGTAACAATCTGCCCCATACCCTTCATCATGCCATGGCGTGGGAAGTTCAACAACATAATGAATGATGAGAACAACTGCATGCCTTCAGTAAAGGCAGAGAAAACAGCAATATGCTCAGCAGTACTGGCGATAGTGCCATTGCGACTAGAAAGGTCAAGTACATAGTCATGCTTATCTCTCATCTCCTGATACTCTAGGAATTGATTGTAAGTAGATTCTGGTAAACCCAATGTTTCAATCAGATGAGAGTATGCAGCAATGTGTAATGCTTCCCTTGCAGCAAACCCCATTAACATCATACGAACTTCAGGTTGAGGAAAGTATGGCAGATAATTATTAACATAACCACCAGCCACATCGATATCACCCTGTGTAAAGAAACGAAAGATGTTCGTTAAGAACTGTTTCTCTTCTGGTGTAAGTTTCTTTTTCCAATCTTTAACATCCTCTGCCATTGGAACTTCTGAATGTAACCAGTGTGCTTGTTCATGCTTTAACCATGCATCATATGCCCATGGGTAGTTGAATGGTTTAAATGAGTCACGTGTATCCGTTAAACGTGAAGTAACCTTTTTGATCATCTTATTCCTTATCTAATTCTAATTCTATTGAGCCATTTACTATTTGAACACCAACAACTTCACGATAACCATATTCAGTGCTGACTAGAACTTTAATCTTTGTCATTGGTTTTGGTAAAACTCCACTATGTTTAGGGTAGAGATCTATCCAACATTTTTTTATTTTATCTGATATATCGTAAGCATCCATAAAATCATCCTTCGCATGCCAAACACTCATTGCCTTGAGCAAGTGCACTTAGATCAATCTCTTTAATTACCTCACGTTCAATACGCTTGGAAACTTTGTCAGCTTTGGCAATCTTATCAGAACGACAGTAATACATTGTCTTCAAACCTTGCTTCCATGCTTGGAAGTGCACAGCATGTATATATTTTATGTGGCTGTCTGGTCTGAAGAATACATTGAGCGATTGTGCCTGATCGATATATTCTTGACGATCTGAGGCATGCTGTACAACCCATCGTTGGTCGATTTCCATTGAAGTTTTGAAAACATCTTTTGTCCAGTCGTCAAAGATGTCAAGATGTTGAACACTTCCATCGTTGGCGATAATACTTGACCAGATTTCGTTATAGACCAGCTTACTGTCTGCATCACATTTCTCCTTAATAATAATATCCAAATAACGATTTTTGTTTAGGTGAGAACCCGAAAGAGTGTCTTGACGATAAGCATTGGCACGATAAGGTTCAATACTAGGACTAGTATTGCCCATGAGAATGGAAGAAGAAGCATTGGGAGCAATAGCCATAAGATGACTAAACCTATTCCCAGTACCCACTGCATCCAGTGCTTCACCTCGCTCCAATCCCAACTTCTTATTCGCTTCATCTAATTGTCCTCTAACATGAGCAAAGATTTGTTTGTTCTTTCCTACTGCGATACTTGATTCCCATGGGAGATTGTTTTTCTGCAAGTAGGCATGCCAACCCAACGCACCGATTCCGATCGATCGCTCACGCACTGCGGAATATTTTGCTCTTTTGATTGCGGAAGGTGCATGATCAATAAAATACTGAAGAACATTGTCAAGCATTTCTGCAATATCAGAAAGGAAATCAGGATCGTTTTTCCATTCATCATAGTACTCCAAATTCAAAGAAGACAAACAACAAACAGCAGTACGCTTTTCGTTTGTTGGCAGAATAATTTCAGAACAAAGATTAGACTGATTTATTTTTAGTCCACGATCTTTCAAGTGCTGTGGCATTTTACGATTAGATTCATCGATAAAGTGTAGGTATGGTTCACCAGTTTGCATGCGCATCTCAAGAATACGTTGCCACAGTTCTTTGGCTGATACAGCTTCACGGATCTCATTAGAATGTGGGTCAATCAAATTCCATGAGTCATCAAAGTTTGGATCAAGCATCGACTTCTCAATAAGCTGCATAAATGCATCAGGTATGTTAATACCATGGTGGAGATTCAGACAACGCATGTTCTGATCACCAGTTGGTTTTCTCATTTCCAGAAAATTGATAATATCTGGATGATCAATAGACAAGTAAGCAGCGTAACTGCCACGACGAGTCCTACCTTGTCTATAAGCGAGAGATGATGCATCGTACATTTTAAGGTGGGGCATAACTCCAGTAGATTTATCATCCGCTGAGCGAATACCAAAGCCAATACCGACGCCACCGCCCAACATCGAAAGCCAGTTTGTTTCAGATAGATTATCAACTAAACCCTCCGCAGTATCTTCAATATAATTTAAGAAACAGGAAATCGGCAAACCACGTTTGCTCCTTCCAAACGATAAGATTGGGGTAGAATAAGACAACCAGTGTTTGCTGCTGTACTCATACAACCGCTGAGCATGCTCAGGATTACTACCAAATGTACTTGAAACAAAAGCGAATCTTTCTTGCGGAGATACTTCTTCATCTTTCATGTAACTTTCTTTTAAACGAATTTTACCCAATTCGTCAAATAAACCATCTCTACTGTAATCTACATTAATACCATGCACAGTATCTGTCATTGCCATCCTTTATTATTCTTGTGAAACAAAACTTCCCGCCATGGGGAAAATTTCAGAAATTACTTTGGCACATTCACGTGCCACTTCCATGTGTTCTTTTTGTGTACCATTACCTGCACGCACTTGGATAAAATGGATCCATGAGCGCAGAGTGCCATTCATGTATAAACGAGAAACAGTCAGTCCTTCTGGCAATACTGCTCTTGCTTGTTCTTTGGCAATACCATTGGCGATTGCCCACTTGTATTCTTTTTCAACTGCATAAAGAACACGCTTTTGTGCACGTTCCCACTCAATTGCCAACAGCTTTTGTTGTTCATCAGTATGATCTAATTCAACTGAGTTTTGTCGATTCTTTGTATCTTGTATTCTTGCTTCACGAAGTACAAATGCTTCTCCAATTTCTTGTGTTGGATCAGCGTATCGTTGACTAAACTCTTGGAATGAGAACGAACGATGTCGTAAAATTTGTCGAGCAATATCACGTGTAGTTGTGATTTCCAAACAAACTGAAACCATTTCAAGTGGTGACCAATGCTGGTGTTTGACGAGATAGCTAATTAGCTTCTCAGATGTCTGTGTGTTGAACTGATTACTTGGGTTACTAACTCTTGCACAGAACGCAATCAACTCCTGTACATCCATCAAACCTTCATCATACATTTCTCGAGATGGCTTCGAGTAACTAATCATTTTAATTTTCAAATTTTTCTCCATGTTGCGAATTTCAATTTTGCTTCCATGCCAGAGAAGGTATGGGTATTTATGTATTCTACGATTTCCCCTACTGACTTACCAGAAAGGAACATATCATTAATGTCTTTAGATTCTAAGTTGTCTGGGAACATACAAACATTATACCCCAAATCAATATACTTTTCAAGTTGTCTCACGATATCTTTATTACGTGGCTCATTATCCATTATGATTGTTGCATTAGTAAGCAACTGACGGATAGTAGGGGTATCGAAACTTGATCCTGAAACAGCAATAGCATTCGGTAGAAATAAAGAATCGATTGGTCCCTCCACAACATAAATTCTTCGAGAAAAGTCCAATCTATCCAAACCATAAATCTTCTCCTGTGTTTCATCTACCTTGATTGTGTAATACTTAGGCTCTTCATCTCCATACGCTCTAGCCTGGAACGCAAAACATTTTCCAGCAGATGTAAAGAATGGAATAATCATCCTTGGATGATCACCTTCAATGGGCTCATGGAATTTTGGCGAGACAGAATTGGTGAATGCTTTAAACTTTGGAGCAAAGTAAAGAAGATTCCATTTGTCTCTGGGAATTTTACGTTTAGACACGTATTGAACCGCAGGATGATTTTCATCCATAGCATCAATACGAGACAAACCTTCAAGCACAGAGTCTTCAAGAAACTGTACTGGTTTGGATTCAGGAATGAATTGCGTTACGTCTTTGTGTGAGTTATACTTCGACGCACCAGAAGTGTAGCGTTCAAGCACATACTCATCATACAAGATTGAATCAACACGTTTGATTAGATTGCCAAGATTACTACCATAACCACAATTGTGACACTTACAAAATAACTCTGTCTTTTTACGATAGATGTAACCACGTGCCTTTAATTTATTAGTTGTGCTATCCCCGCAAACTGGACATGAATAGTTCCAGAGATAGTCTTTCTGTTGTTTAAAGTTGCGTAAACGACTGCCAACGAAAGCAGCGTATTTTTGATCAATGTATAACATAATAATCCACCATGTAGGGTATAATTATACCCTACAATTCATTACAAAGCAAGTTTTATTTTAAGAACCTTACAACTTCTTCGATGTGTCCTAGAATAAAACCTACAGTTGCCGCACCACCAACTACATACCACTTCCACTGCTCAAGAGCAGATACTCTGGCATTCATTTTCTCTAAATCTTGCACAACTTCTTTTTTGATTTCCGCATGTTGCTCTTGTGAGATTTGAGCATTGGCTTGCATCTTATGTTCAATGCGTGTTTGCATATCGTCAATCTTGTCAACGATTTCTCTGTTGGATGTGGTGACTCGAGAGTGTACCTCTTTGATATCAGCCTTCAACTCTTTAACATCCTCTTTTATGGTTTCTACTTGTGATTCCAATTTAGCAAGTCTTTCTGGTGATTCCATTTTTTTATTTCTTATCAAATTCTTGTTGTTGATTGTTATACCATTCAATCCATGCATCTACTTTAAATCTGCACTGATGGTATTCCGAATAATTTTTAGTAACCACAATTAAAACATCACTAAGTTTTTCAGTTTCCTTGACTTCTATTAAGTCAGAGCATGACGTCATTAAACTTTGTGACGCAGGTGGAAACTTCTGTTTGACTGGAACTACTGTGGAGCAGCCAGCCAATAGAATGATAAAAATAGGCAGTAAGAATTTCATTTCTTACCTACAGGAAGTTTTGCTGCTTCGTTTAAAATACCAATTGCTTCTGGTGCTACTTTGCATCCAGAGTCAATCAGCTTTTCTTTCTCAACAATCTTCTCTTGAATTATAACTTGAACGTCTTTGACAACTTTCACTTTATCAATAAATTTATATTCAATCTTAGCACTAGCCTCTGCTGCCTTTTGTTCGGCAATCTTTACTTGGGCTTGTGCTTCTTCAACTTTCTCTCTCCAATACATCTCAGTATTGTATGATCCTTTTAGGTATACACCAAGAGCAAGAATCAGTACGCTTACTACTTGTAGTGCTGTTCTATATGGGATTAAAGTTGGAGCAAATTTGATTATGTGCTTGAATAATGAAGATACTACTACACCTACTACACCAATAAAAAGTATAGCATTAACTATGAATGCTAGAAATGCTGATGGAAGAAGCGCAAGTACCCACATTACTTCATCTCTACTGGCACAGAACGAAGTGCCATTTTCTGATATTTCTTGATATCTTTTTTCTTAACAACAGGCTCAAGAACTGAAGCACCTGCTGTATTGTTTGTTGGTGGACCACCTTCACCATCTTCAGAAATATACTGTAAAAAACTTTTAACTTCTATTTCTTCTTCTACTAGAATTACGCCTTCTTCCAGTTTAAAAAGAATGCGGATTAACTTTTCTTCCATTAAAGAAGTTGTGCGGTCTTTGCTTTGATAGTATTCTTTAACTAGCCACAGCCCAGCGATAAGATTCTTTAGTTTAGAATCACCACCTGGAAGTCTCAACAGAATCTTTTTCATGTTGAATACTAAACGATGCAAGTAAGTATATGCATCACGCTCTTCAGAAGTCTTTAGGGTAGAAGTCTTTTTTAAATTCTTGCCATTGGCATCAATGATATTAAGTTTGAATGCATCTGTGTCGATGAATGGTGTCACCAACATATAAAGGATACGGTAAGCAATTAAGTTGTCAATAATTCTTGACATTAAATTTTCCTTAGTACAGAAATTACAGTTTCATCCAACGCAATATCAGACAATTTAATAGAATGCTGGGTAACCTGTTCAGGCATACGTTCTAGATAAACTAAAAACGTAACCAAAGTATCCCAGCAATCTTCATCTACTTTATAAAATAACATGTTAGTGGCAGCATCGCCAAACACGTTATATAAAACAATAATATGATTGAGAATCAATCGTTCACGTAACTCTCCATCTTTCTTATAACGAGAAAGAAGTTTCTTAAGATACAGGAATTTCTTTAAATCTTCTTCAAATTCTTCTAGACTATGACATTGTGGATTGTCATAGTGATGCATGGCATAGAGTAAAAAATTACTGTCACTTAATTTATCTTGTAACAAAACAATTAACCTTCAAATCAAAATGAGGGGAGAAAAACCTCCCCTCTCATTGCTATTTATTAAGCGTCTGGATATTGGATATCGTCAGCCTGATCGCCAGTCATTGAACCCATGGCAACCAAGACTTCTTGATTGACACGACCAGCACGACCGCCAGTACCAACAGTACGACGAACCCAACCAGCGTGAGTCAAAGTAGTACCGCCAGCACCAGAACCCAATGATGCAGTAGCAGTAGCTTGATCAGCAGTAGCTTGAATTTCAAAGTACTGAGCATTGTTACCAGTAGCACTAATATCGATAACTGTTTCAGTTGTATAAGTTAAACCAACCAAAGTACCAGCAGTACTAACAAGTGCAACAGCTGCTTCAGTAGTTAGTGTGAAACCAGTAACAGATGGTGAAGTACCAGTAACGGCAGAAACTTTATATGTATTGCCAGTTGCGTATCCAGTAATAGTGCCAGTACCAGTATTTGTACCAGTAATCTTAACACGATCACCAACAGCAAGAGTAGATGCACCGCATGTAAACTGACCAGCAGTACCAGAAGTAGCAACAGTAGCTACAAGAGTACCAGAAGTAGCTGCAGCCTTAACTTCGAATGCATTGGCAACTAAGCCTGCATTGGCAACAAAGTAAGATGTAGTAGAAACTAAACCAGTGGCAGAAGTACCACCACCATTGTTATACTTAACTTCTTCATCAGCAACTAAGCCATGAGCAGTGTAAGCAATAGTATCAGTAGCAGTAGTAATTCCAGATGTTGGAATTACACGACGAGGTTTCGCAATAGTAACAGTTGGTGCTGAAGTATATGCAGAACCTACGTTAGTAACAGCGATTGATGTTACCACGCCACCTGCGATAGATGCAGTAGCTGCAGCTGAAGAGCCTGCACCACCAGAGAATGTAACTGCTGGAACTTCTAGGTAACGAGTTCTACCAGCAACAATAGCTACGTTGGTAACATTATCGCCACCAGCTGAATCTTCAGTGCCATCAACACCGAAAACACTTGAAGATGCACCAGATACAGATGAAGATGATGCAGATTCGTGAGCAACGAATGCTGGCTTCTCAGACAATGTATATGATTGAGCAGAACATGTGGTAACTAAACCATTACCATTGTTTGTACCCATGATTACTTTTGCAACTGTGTCGCTAGTAATTGTTACGATTTGATAATCAACACTAGCTGCACGAATAGTGTTGCCGATTTTTGCTTCTGTAGTAAACAGAGTGCTTGATCCAGTTACCACGCCAGTATCGGCAATGCTAACTGTACCAGTTGCTGTTTTACTATCTTTATTTCCCCATAGAGCCATTTGATTTCCCCTTAATTATTTTGGTAGGTTGAGAGTGTGGGTAGCGATGCCACCATATGATTTGCCAGAAGAGACCTTCTGATTTGCGCCAGATTTAGCGCCAGCTGGGCGACCACGACCACGTTTTACCGCAGATGGATCTGCCTTGCTTGGCTTGTCATCGTCTTCACTATCGTATGACTTACCATAAGAACCTTTAGTGTGGACGTATTTGCCACTGCTATCAGATTCATATTCTAACAACTGTTCAACGAACTGGCTGTATGTTTTCTTTTGTGCCATTAGATTTCCTTCTTCATCGAAATTTGCATCTTCTTTAACATTAGTCGGCATACCATTGATAGGTTTGCGTGCTGCCTTGAGTGCTTTGTTTTCAGGAGTTCCCTTGATATATTTTCTATCAGGTACTGGAGCAACTGGTGCTTGTTCATTCTGTTGCTTTGGTAAGTTTGTTGACACTTCGAATCGATGAGTCTTACCAGAAGTGTCTTTGATATGAACAGCTTTGCCATCGTTCTTAGTTACTTTACCAGAAACTTTATCGCCAGAACCATGTGCATAAAAGTCAACAGTATTGCCAGTGACCTTATGAACTGCAGAAGCAGCATGATCTGGGTGCATCAAGCCATGTGATGCATATTCACGACCATTGATCATGGCTTCATCAATTGTTTCTTCTTTGTTTAAACGATTCTTTGCAGCGCCAATACCAGTTAATCGTTTTACCATACGGTCTTTAGCATACTTAGCTTCATCTTTGTCACCAGACTTGCGAGAGTCGGCATGGTCTTTATTGTCTTGTTGTGCAGAAGCAACATACGAATTTAAAGTGTTCTTTGACAGCTCATCAATTGCTTCTTCTTTACGTAGTAGCTTAAAGTCATGGGAATCAACTTTACCATTTTTGTTCTTGTCAATATTGTGCTGGTTACCCTTCAATGCTTCATTCATTTCTGAAGTCATGTAGTCACATGCAGTCTGCAAGTAATCAGTTGCAAGAGTAATCTTTGATTGCACCCACTCAGGTAAGTCTGTGTCAGGCTTCAACATATCTTTGAGATATGTAGCATGACGAATAGAAGTTTCCAACTGAGTCATGGCCATATCACCTTCGTAACCATATTCTTGCTCATCTTTAGCTTCCACCACAGTTTCTTCTTTAGTCAAACGATCAACTGCTTTATCGAGACCATCTCTGCGCTTCCATGATTTTGATTTGTATTTTTGGGAAAGTTCATTGCTGGCTGCTTTCATTCCTGGGCTTCTTGCTTTGTCAGCCTTGTTTTCAAAGTCTGCTCCAATTTTGCGTGTGATTACGGCATCACGGGATGCTTTCTTAGCATAAGAACCAAGAGTGGACTTTGACAATTCATCAATTACTTCAACTTCTTCTTTTACACCACCAGCTTTAAGCATGGCAATACGGTCTCTGTAGCCAGCAATACCAGGTTTGATATCCTTGGCAGCTTTCTTAAGTGCAGGTGAAGGATTTGGAATATGTTTCATCGTTGTCTTTGACTGATGACTTTCTTCTTCAACTGGTTTCTTTTTAACTTGATCCAGTGCACGTTGAGCCAATGAACGAGCAGAATCCATTCCAGTGCGATTTGGATTATTTGGTTTCTTAAAAGATGAGGTATATGGACCATCAAAAGGTGGTTCATCTTTCTTAACTTCTTCTTCCATGGTTTTTTTAGCAGCCATGTATGCAGCGATTCCCATCATACGTTTCTTCTCCTTGGTTTTACCTTTGAATTGTGGTGCGTCAGATTTTTGGAAATCTTTAATGTACTCACCTGCACCCATAGATGGGTTTAACTCTTCACGTTTAAGTTTGTCGTCTTTTTCTTGGCTACTATCACCATTATGAAAGACGATTTCTTTATGAGACTTTTTACCTGCCTTGTCTAACTTGTAGTCAGAACGTGGTATAATATCGAGACCCTCATTTAGGTCTGCATAAACAGATTTATGTGGTGCGCTATCTACATGCTTCTTAAATGCTTGAGCATCAGAATGCGATTTGAATTTAAAGAAAGCACCCTTATCAGAGTTTCCATCATGCTCACCATTATGTTTTTTAGCACCAGCCATAACATGCTCTACATCTTTTGGATGTGGTTTGTCGCCATAATTGCTACCGTCATTAACATGAACTAGATGCTCTTCGTTCAATTTATCCATGAATTTTTTATAGTCCATTTAATTACCCTATGTTCTTTGCAGATGAACGTAACATCCAACCATGCTTTTCATGCGTGTCCAGCCTATTTGCAATAAAATCACATAGACCTTGTTTGTTTTCTCTTGTTCCAAGAGCGAATACTCTATTTAGGCTTGCAATGACTTTATCGTTATCCATAATTAGGGTTGCCAGCATATCACGCAGCAACACAACAAGAGTCTCATTCTCATCAACTGTCTTATAGTTATAGAGTTCAGTTAAACTAATTGGAGCATACGCATCTAATTTACGGATATTCTCTGCAGTTGGGTCTGTTGAAGCATAGATGTCTGTATAGAGTTCACCAAAGAAATCATGGTACTGAGAAAATTCAATACCCTCGATATTCCAGTGATAGCTATGAGTTTTATAATACATGAAGGTTTGATTAGCCAACAATACCTTCAACGCTGTAACTAATTCTTCCATTTTAACAATTCCATTTTCTTAGTGCCAATGCTTTGCGAGTTGGCTCACCATTTGGTTTCTTCATTGATCCTTCCATCCCACCCATGCGTGCACAGAAAGACTTACGACGATTGGCAGCTTTGCTACCAGCTTTTAATTTTGATGGTGGAGTAGTGACTGGTGCTTTAAGATTTCCACCAGACTGTCTGTTATAGTAATCACGACCCTTTTGTGTCAGACCACCAGTAGAACTTTTATGTCCTTTAGCATCAACTGCTGCTTCTAGCAGTTCATCATCAGTGATGCTTTCCAAGGTTTCCCAAATAGTTTCTGAGTCCATGTTATGAACCAAAGCAAGTTCTTCTACATACTCTTCAATTAGATCAAACTGGGCTTCAAATTCTTCGTTCTTTGGTACACAATCAGGAACCATGCGGTTACCTTTCTTCTTCATACCAACTTGCTTGTGAGTATCCCAGCATGCTTCGTAGATTTCTTCATCCATGTCTTCACCAAACATTGCATGATACTTTAATGTGTGCTTGCTTGGTTTAGTTTTGGCAGTGGCATCTCCAGGTGCTGGCTTGTATGCCGCTGGATCTCTGTCAGATAACTTATCAGCTTTAGCAAAGTGAGCAGCACGTGCCTTTGCTGTTGAAGTAGAAAGACCAGCAACGTATTTCTTTGGCAGACCAGACTCTTTATCTTTTGGTACTGCTTCTTCTAGGTGTTCTTCTTTGACCTGTTTCTTCATATCATTATCAAACTGTTTATTAGTTGCTTTAATGATACCACTGAATCTTTTATTACCTTTAGCATAGTTACCAGCTTTGTCAGCTGCACTTGCATCTGCACTTGCAGCTTTTTTATACTGTGCTAATTTGTCAGTGCTAAGTTCTTGTAGATCTTCTTCACGTAGATCTTTATCAGCACCATGATAAGTTCCCTTACCTTTACCAATGTAAGAATTTACACGAGCCATACCCCATTGCTGTGGAGTAGTTCCTGGACGATGACCAGAGTTCCATGCAGCAACACCACGACGATATACTTTACGTAGTGTACCAATTGAAATACCAGACTTGCTTGCTTTAGCAGCAAGACCAGCATCAGCTGTTTCGCAGATAGAGTTGTTAAATTCTTTAAATGCTAACATTTGGAGTAGAGCCTTGTGTGAATTTAGTATGAGTCATGCGTGCTTTTTCGATCTTACGAACACGTGGAGCCAAACGCATTGCTAAACGACCAATGACTACCTTACGCTTCTCAATCGTGCGCTCGATTCTTTCTTTCTCTCCAACTGAAACTTTCGTTGGATCACGACCACGCAATAGACGTGTCTTCATTAGCTTGATAGCTAAACGACGTGCACGTTTGTTAATCTTTTCTGAGCCAGAGTATGTCCTAAGAGCAATCTTAGTGGCACGTTGACGTTTAGCCGATGTACGCTTAATACGCATCTTGGCACGCATGCGCTCCACACGAGACAAAACTTCCATAATGGATTGTTCATTAAATTGGTTTTCTTCATCAGTGTCTGGGATTTCTTCACCAGTGTCGTCATCAACAATGGCCAATTCATCTTCGTCATACATATCAATAACATCATCGATGTCATTAATCTCTGCAGCCATCTTATCTAATTCTTCGTCAGAGAGTTCTTCACCTTCCATGTTGTGATCATAGTCACCTTCATAGGCAGACAGGTCAACAACTGGGGACTTTACAGGCTCACCTTCAGATTCTTCTGCAAAGAATGGATCGAATGTAGGTTCCATTGCTTTACTGTAACCATGAGTAGCTTCTTTACAATTAGCAGAGTTGCAGATTGGGCATGCTGGCATCATTGAATCAGCATCTTCTTCGTCAGTTGATTCTTTAGTTAAACGATCTAAAGCACGATCAACACCAGCTTTACGTTGCTTTCCCATATCTTTCTCGATACGATCATACATGTTTCGCTTCATGCCAACTTTATCTACATGTTTCTTTGTAGCTGCAGCATAGTAATTACCAGCAAGTTTCTGAGAGATTTCATCAAGAGTTTCTTCCGCCACACCTTTGTTTCCTTTTGCCATTTTCAATGAGGTTTTTAGTGCTGCCGTTTTTCCTCTAGGAGTTTTAGCATCATTTGCGGTATCTGCTCTGCGTTGAAGTGGATCGTACCCAAACTTTGGGCTATTAGGATTGCGTGGTGTTTTGTTGCCTTCGTCATCTACATTATACGCATCTGGATTGCTACGCCATTTAGCAGCCTCCGTCACACCTTCTGATGTATTCATTTTCTTCAATTTAACAAAGTCGGAATAACGTAAACGATCTTTGGCAATATTGAATTTGCTATTTTTATTAACAACTGGCGAGTCAGCATGACTTGATTCAAGAACACCTTCTTTTAATTTAGAAGGTTTCAATGTAGCATCATACTGAATACCAACTTCAGTAGCCAGTGCTAACATCTTGTCGAGAATCTTAAGTGCTTCTGGGTTTAATGCTTTGCTACGAATTTTACGTAGTGCAGTATTAACCAACATCTCAGGATTGGCTGATGTTTCAGCATTATCAGTACCAAGCATTGTTGCGATAATTCTAGCAACCTTAATCTTATCTGTTGGCTTAAGTGTCTTGTCTGTTAGTTCTTCTGGAAGCATACTTTCCTTTAGGTGTAGTTCTTTGGCCATTGAAACATCTTGGATCCACTTGGAAATAAGTTTACCAGATTCTTCTTTTAGCAGTAAGTGATTTGATCCACGCTTAACGATTTCGTATGATTGACCATTATTCTCTACGATGTCGCCAATGTTGAAAATCTCGCCATGGAAATACTGCTCACGCAGATCATTCTTGACGAGATTGATTTGTTCTTTGATTGATTCAAGTCCCATACCCATACGAACGTCATTCATTAAACGACGACCATCAATGTCACGCATTGTGGATGGTAAACCTTGTTTGAAGTGGGAGTAATCTCCCTTGGATGCTGCGGCTCGCATCTTACTGGCAGACATACCAGAAGCATCATCGGCATCTGGATCACGTTCACCAGCAGAGATAACTTGCATAGTGTCATAGTGGAATTCTTTACCATTATATTTGGCAAGGATCTTCTCATATTCTGGAACACGATCGCTACCAGCAACCATGATCAGACTTTTATATTTCTTGTTTAGATTTATTATAGCTTCAACAAAGGTACGTTCTTGTGCATTCGCTGCCACGAAATTTGTACCTGGAAACATCAGGTTCAAATAATGAACCTTCTTGTCCACTGCAAGTGGATTCTTTTTAGAATCTTGGGTCTTTGATGCGTAGATAGCATGGTCAGCTTTATGTGTAGCTGCTAGCTTTTTGACTGCTTTAATTAGCAGTTCATGTCCCGTAGTCGGGGGATTGAACCTGCCGAAAGCAAATACTACTGTTTTGTTTGGTAGTTCCTTTAGGAACTGCGAATACTTTTTCATGTGACCCATCTATAAAATTGTAACTGTATATTATTTAGCGAATTTATTATCGCTGCCAGCCCTTGATAATCTCTGGCGAGAAGTTAGACTGGCTAAACTCCATACGGTTAATGATCTTAACAGCACCACCTGTCATGTGGTCAATAGCCACGAAACCCTCAACCCCAGTGACTTTAAAGCCATTGGTAGTCTTGAGGAAGGTAGAGATATGACCAGCCTGATTCATCTTATCAACAATCATATGCTTGGCATCAACCAGCGCATTTGCCAGATCGAAAATCTTAACGATCTCTTTCTTATCATGGTTGGCAAAGAATGCCATGATCTTCTTACGTTTTTCTTCACCAGCAGCAATACCCTTTTCGGTTTTCTGCTTTGGTTCCAGCTTCTCATGAACGTAGTTGAACAGTTCTGTAACATGCTTGCTGGTATCGGTAATCTTTTCACCAGCACGGATCTTGCTATTGCCAAAGGTTTTAACCAACAACAGTAGGTCAGGATTCTGACTGATGCCATTTAACGTGGCAGTTTGAATAGAATTAACAAGAGTATCTGCTTTGTTGATAATACCATCTAGAGTCACAGTTTCTTTTTTAGTGAAGGTGGCAGTCCCAGAATAGTCTTTGTAGTTCGCATCATCCATCCAGATGCTAGGTACAGCTTTGAATTTCTCAACAATACCTTTACCGAAAGAAGCAGTCATTGACTCAAAGCTGTTACCAGTATAAGTGGTATGCCAAACTACACCGATCTTTGCTTTCTTAATCTGCTTGGCTAAATCACTTTCAGCTGGCACTGCATAAACAATAGTGTTGGGATGGAAGGTAACATACTTGGATCCTTCTATGTTTTCTATCTTCAGGTCTGATTGAGTAAACATTAGATCACCCTGATAGACGCCATTTTTAATTCCCAACTTGCTAAACTCTTGCAGTGCAACTTTAAACTTTGCTGCCAAATCACCATCGGTATCAGCGTCAATCTCAGCAACTGTTTTGTATATCTTTGGCTCTTTGTTGAACACACCCTTTTTGGCGATAAAGAATTTACCATCACGTGGATCAATACCAGCAAAGATTGCTGGAGCACCATCCCACTTTACAGTGGAAGTGACTTTAGCTTTTGCACTGCTGGCAAGCATGTCACGTAGATCACGGAGAAACTTGATCGCTTGTTTTGTTCCCGCAACACCCTCATTGAAGATCAGATCTTCTAGGTGCTCCATGTGAGTGTTTTTTTCTTCTTTTATGTACGACTTAAGATTCAGCATATACTCTTATTATACCCTATTTTGGAATTTCCGTCAAGCGATTTCTTAATAACCCTACAGCTAGTAGGGGCATCTAACCTGTTGTTTTAGTGGAGGTTTTAATCATCTTCATTCCAATTCTATTTCCAACTGGGTTAGGTGTGCTTGATGGTGAATGAAATTTAAAGTCTGCGTCCGAAAATGTATGTATACTATAAGTCAGCATATTTGATTTATAGTCCAAATATATTTGATTAACAGTCAATGTTCTTGCAGCCATGGTTAGTATGTCTGTTGCTCCGTTTTTCGTATCATTTAACCAGCCCATAACTTCACTGGTAATGGGGAAATGTAAAATACCCCACTTCTTATAACGAGAGCCTGCAGTTCCTGCGAATACAGATTCCATTTTGTCCATTCCACCAATTTCAAATTTAGCAGCTGTGAACAGTGGCTTGAATTGTTTCATGGCGTTGGCGAAACTACCAATATTATCACTAGCCTTTATAAGACTATCCTGTGGTGGTATCCCTACTCCAGTATATCCAGTTTTTAAAGAAGGCTTCGATACTATGGCAACTAATGCCGTATATCCAGGTAATTTTAAAAACTTTGCTACTTCAAGAACACCACCATATAATGTTCCCTTGCTAATCATCTGTAAAACTTTTAATGCTTTTTTATTCTTAGCACTAAGTGTATTTTCATCCATATCATTGAATGCCTTCTCAACAGCAGTAATAGCTGGTGCACCACCCGCACCTGCTTTTGCAGAAACCTTTTCATCAATACCATCTCTTACTAGATAATAATCAACTAGACGTTGGTTTTCATCTGTAGGGAATTTAGCATGAGTATATCCCTGTCCAGAATTCAACATGTATAGAGAACCACTCACTTCTCCAAAATCAGAAGTAATCACTCCCATATCCTGTGCAGTTAATCCAGGAAAGTTTGCTGCGAAACTTTTAGAACCAGATACTGATTGTTTGATAATATATTCGCATGCGTCTTTAGCAGCAGGGGTGAGATCTAATGTCTTAATACGTTTAGACACAGCTGCTTGTATTTGAGCAGAAGTCAATGGGTCCATTGTATTTAAATTAAACTTAGACGGAGTTAGTAGTTTTTTCTTTATCGTCATCATATCCTCAACATGTAATTATTATACTATTTATTTGCGCTTGGAGGCACGAATAACTCTATCATATTTACGATCCCACTTAATTATTTGTTGTATAATCTTGTGTGTAGCTACGTTATTTTTATAGTCGTAATTAAAAGTCTTTAGGAAGTAGTGCAGAGTTTTGGAATCATGATGCTTGGTGGAACGACTAATTAGTTGTTCTGTGCTATATTTTGGTTTGTAGAATTTATAGTCTAGCAGAACACAATGCGCATATGCTTGAATCTCATCGAACTCGGATAGATACTTGCGCTCTTTATCTACCTTAGCATGACCAACTTTTTTATAAGGAACAACATAATTGCTCCACTCATCGTATCTTCTATCGTACTGCATGAAGTGTATCAACTCATGCATGTGTACTTGTATCACTTTATACTTAAACTGTTTCCAAGAAGAATCAGTAAAGTTAAAGTTATTGTAATAGTGAGTGTAGATTTGTATGACGCATTGGCGATCTTCGGGAGAGTATTCTCCACCAACACATACGTAGTTGTCAAACATCTTTGCGTTTGACTTTTCTTTAAACCATTCTATCCTAGTGCGCCACTTTTTAAAGTAGTTAGCAAGACCGACCGAATCATTGCGATATCGATCTAGATCTTTCCACACTTTTGCTGGAATGTACTTAGCCCTAAATGGACGCTCATGAAAATTGAGTAGATCCATCCAGTCGAAGGTTGCTGTTTCTAGGAAATACATTCATATCCCAGAAAACCCTTGCATTAGACTAAGTGTTGATTCATAAATGCAAGAACTTTCCCTTGCTCCTCTAAGTTGGTGTTTACAAACTCAGTAATATAGGGCATCAACTCGAAGTTAGAGAGGATGTTACTATATTTAGTCGCCCTACCTTTTAGGAATGTCTCAGACTGATCAGATCCACGATCTACATAACGCTGTCTAAGAATAGCATCTGGAACCTTTAGATAGATGACTTGGAGATCTATGTTCTCAAGATCCATTGAGAACTCTAGAAACGACTGATTAAAGATTCGGTCGCCTTCGAACAGGATATTTGAGGTGGTTTCTTTGGCAAACTCTTGAGCCACTGGTTGGACTGCCATGGACAAACGATCTGTGCCAGCAAAGGTTTCACCATCCTCATACTTACCTAGGATGTATAGATCAAGTGCCTTACAATAGAGTGCAGGTAGCATCTTCTTAGGCTCCACCCTTTCCCACTCATGTGCTTCCATAAACTTACGGAACAGTGTAGTCTTACCAGTTCCTGGCTGGCCACCCACTGCCAGCAGTTTACGCTTCTTTACATTACCTTTAATTAGTTGGACAGAAATAACATCTCCAACTCCAAACTTATCATGCATAACGTGCTTCCTCAATCAATTGAATCAATTCTTCCTTAGTGAAAACATAAACTCTGCCATAGAAGTGATGCGTGTCATCATCGATTAGTTTCTTCTTAGTGAATGTCATTTTATTAATGACTTCTGTGGTAGCTTTCTTAGCAATATTTAATTTAATATGATCAGCATAGTCTGGTTGAACTTCTTTCAGTTTCAGCATTTCCATTTCTGAAATTTTATGATCAACTACAATAAGATTCATTTCTCGTCTATCAAGAAGTTCTTGTGCTGAAGTTGTAATAGTAAGTGTTGATGTAGCCGTAGAATTAGTATAACTAGTATAATTAGAACTTCCTATCATAATTCCACCAGTAATACTATTAGAAGTAGGTGTAATCATATCTTGTGGTAGTGTAGTAACAGTACTACCCATATTCATATCGCTCATGTAAATATCTCCAATCCTAAAGGTTGCGGTTGCTCATCATCAAACATCCAGTATAAGTTTTCTATTCTACCTGATCTAATAAAATTAGGAAACTTTTCTTTATCAATACCATGTTCATGATCTAAACGCAATTCAAGAGTTTCGTTTCTTGCTTGCCATAAAACATTCCAATCAATGCCATACCAACCATCTGATTCGCATTGTTGGATTTCTTCACATTGACGATCTAAGTAGTAACCCAAATAGCGTCCATGTTTCTCTCGGAAGATCTTCTTGAAAGAACACAAGCAAGTTTCCATTGTAAAGAAGTCTACTTGACTTTCCACTTCTGGGAATCTATCTCGTACTTCTTCAAGAATACTTCTGCCATGCGCCTCAAGTCGTTGATACTCCAATGTAGTGAGTTTTCGATCCACATCGTCTTCTTGTCCAAGGGCATAAAGTAATCCATTACGATGAGAACGAGAGCCATCATAATCGTCCAACATAAGACTAGTGGGCTCAATACGAACACCAGCAGTGTGCTTGAGATGTTGCATATAGAACCAAGTAGAATAACGCCCAAACTTATGCAGGCTTCCCTTAAGTATCTCCCACAATCGTGTAAAGTTTTGTTCTTCTGTATCTCCATAATAACTCTGTAATTTCTCACGCTGTGATTTATCGCCAATGAATTCTTGATAAGAAGCAAACATCGTAGGTAAGTGCCCTTTGTTCCACTTTGTATCAGTTTGATAACGAAGTCGTTTATAGTTGGCAGTGTTCCATTGGGTAATACGATCTACTGTTGCTAACTCAAAGTCTGGGAATTCATTCATGAGAACCCATGCAGTTGGAAGGTAGTAAGTATTACCGTAAAGCCATGCTAGCCATAAACGCTGTTCATCATTGTGTTCGTATCGTTTGTTTAGATAGTTAGTCGCCCATACCGCTGGATCACAGTCATCATATTTCATTGACCATGCATACCAGCGGATGAATGCTTCACGTCGATTTTCTTTTAGTCTATAATCCATTATTTACAGAATAATGTAACATCATCACATACATAGCTACCATATTTTTTAAAATAATTGTTTTTCATAGTGCCATCAAAATTGAACTCGAAATTCAAATTACCACCTTTGTCTGTAAGTTCATTCCACTGAGGATAAGGAATACGTACAAGTAGAATTCTACTAAGTGTTTCATCTTCTGGATTGTAAACAGTGATTGCTATTCGCAGTGTTCCAACTTTATTGCGAAGTGACTTACCAGAAAGACAGCAGTTTAGCATTCTAGACTGATAATGCGAGACTGTTCCATCTTTTTTTGTATGATAGGAGTTGGTGACTTTGATTCGAGTTGACATATACTTAGCATCACTCTTGTCAGTAAAATCCATGCCAGTTTCGTTGGATCTTTTTTTCTTGGGATTAATTAGAGTAATAAAATTTTCTAACACATTGGATAAAGATAAGTCTCCACCCGCAGTCATTTGCAGAAAAACTTTTTTACTCATTCCAGAGTATTTGTTTTTATAACCATGTTCCCAGAAGTATTCAGCTGCGATACGTTCAGTAATAGCAGATGCTTTAGTATGATTAGAAGCCATAATATATAAAAGATCAAGTTTCGATAAGACTATTATACTACAAAAACGAATTTAAGTCAACACTTTCTTGCATGATGTAGGACAGGGCTAGGCTTCCCTTTCGACCACTATAAAGTGCTTTTTGCAGAACTGGGTCTTTGTCGTCGTAAATGCCCTCTAGAATAGTATCGCCTGCAATCTTAAACATGCTTAGACTACATCCACTTTTTTGTTTACCCCAGAACTTGAACCCAATGCTTTCATAAAATGCAACAGCTTCTGGTTCTGCAGAAACTCTAAAGTAAACTGCACCAGCAAGTTTAACAACTTGATATGATGTTAGGGTTAATTCTTTGGCAACACCCCTACGACGATGTTTATTGAATGTGTGCAGCAATTGTAGGTTTGCCACTCTTGGATTAGTTTTTCCAAGAGTGGTAATAATTGCACCCATTAACTCGCCATTATTATTAAATGCACCATAACATTCATCCCACTGCTCTTGCATATCTGCTTTGGCTCTGAATGTCTTGGCGAAACCATCGGCTTTGTCGTCAGTGATAGCTGCGACAAATTCATCTCTGGAACATTTACGCAACTGCAAGGTATTCACGTTGTTTGTTACCACGCTCTTTATCCCACTTTGTGTTAATCCAACCAATATACTCATTGAGATCCCAAACGAATGGCGGGAACTTGTAGTTATCTGCTGCTAGAATTTCTTTAACACTTGGTCCATCGTTCAATGCCGCATCAATAAACTTCTCTGCAAAACGGAACTGTGATTCAATCTCATCATGTTTGGTTGACGAACGGAAACAACGGAACTCGATTGTACCTGTGTGCTTCATACAGTAAGTATTGATGGCATAGCGGAATGGACGACCCATTGATACACCATCTTTGCCAGCAGCATGTAACTTGATAAAGTGGTCAAAGTCTGTTGCTAGATTGATGATATTGTCACACATATATTCTGGCATTTCTCGTCCGCCATCATACTTGAGATACATCTTAGCACCCTTGGAACCTTTCATCTGTCCAGTCTCATAGAAACCATAACATGACTCAATGGTATCTTTTTGGTTGGCTTTGATATAAGCAACAAGTTTCTTCAATGAAGCTACGTCATCTTTAAGTCCTGGAACGAACACATGAAGGTGACCATGATTGACGCATGAAGCAGAAGGTTGATTGCCATTATCAACAAAGAACTGATGTAGTTCCATTACACGATCTACTTGTTCTTTCCAAGTAGCAGTTGGCTTGGTGTTAATCTCTCCACCCATCCATGGTTCAATGCCAAGAGGATCACAAGCAATATACTTGACTGGTTCATGAATGTTAACAATATCAGTTTCAGCAAATTCCCATTTACCAAGATGCTCAGGTGGAGTTAAACGACGATCTACATCACCCCACTCAATTTCATAACCCCATGTAAATTTATCAGATGCGTACTGTTTCATATTCTAGTCCTTGCAAATCAGCATTATTAGTATATACTTTCTGGATCGTAACGGCTAAGTCTTGATCAATATTCATATATGTATTCATTGGAACTTCTACAGTCATATCTAATCCTGCACGTTTGGCAACGTCTTCAGTAGAAGTAATTATATACCCATTAGATAAAGAAGTAAAATAAATTGGTCGTTTTCCATTACGATAAAATCTTAACCTTTTACAAAACCACAATTCACAAACTGCCAAAGAAGATTCAACCCATGTTGTGATTGGACATTTATCATCTTCTATTGTATGAAGAAGTAATTCACTGTCGTTTTTGGTAACACAGTCGTAACCATAAAGATCTTTCCACTTCTCTGGCAACTCTTGAGTAATCACACCATTGTGGACTATCGACAAAGTATCATTATTAAATGGCTGATTAAATTCAAGATCACTAGTACTATAACGACAGTGCCCAACCATGTATAGATTCCCATCTTCATTAAGATACTTTGGGAAATCAAAAGGAAATTGATCAGCAGCAACTGGCAACTTCTCAGTATGGATTTGATATTCCTTAACATACGATAATCCTGTAGCATGCATTCCTCTAATTTTAGATTCAAGGAATACATGTTTGATGGTATCAAAATCTTCTTGAGAAGGTTTCTTAATAATTACACCAATGATACCACACATCAGAAGAATCCTTCAAGTGAAGATGCTTTCTCTGCTTCTGGATGATACTTTATTAGAGTTTCACGACCAAGTTTCTTTTCACAGTATTCATACCACTCATCAGATACCCACATAGATGCTGAAACGCCATTCCAAAGATGACGCCACTCTGGATGTTCTTTGTTTAGTCTACGTGATTCGACAAAGTTGAAACGACATTCTTCATATTCTTTACTACCCAACTCAAGCATTTTCTCACGGAAGTAAACTACCAAAGAGATACGCTCAGATCCTTCTTCGCAAACGATAGGTGTATTGC